CTCCGAACTCCTCCAGGCCGATCCAGCGCTCATGCAGATGTACGGCGACATCTTCTTCCGCCTCCAGAATTGGGATGGTGCTGAGGAGATGGCCGCACGTGCCCGGACGATGGTCCCGCCCGCTGCCCTGGCCGCAAGCAACGCGACCAACGGAGACGACCAGGACGTGCAGGCGCAGATGTCGCAGTTGTTGCAGAAGCTCCAGCAACTCACCCAGCAGTCGCAGGAGCTTCAGAAGGAGAATCAACAGCTCAAGTTTGAGAAGGCCGCGAAGGTGGCGGAGATCCAGGAGCGGGCACACGCGGACATCTTCAAACAGCAGAAGGACCACGAATTCGATGCGAGCCAGAACGCGGCAAAGCTCGGAGCGGCATCCAAACAGATCGCAGAGAAGGGCGTGGTGGACACGGACCTCCTCCAGACCCAGGGAGAGATCGATTTGGCCCTGGAGACACACAAGGGGCACACCAGCGTGTTCCACAAGCAGCTCGATCACGACTTCGCAGAGTCCCACCAATCGCCACCCAGCCAGGAGAAGTAAGTCATGAGCACAGAAACCGAAATCCAGGAAGTCGAACAGGTCGAGACGCCGGAAGTCAAAACCACTGAGGTTGAAACTCCGGTCGAGAAGCCGTTCCGGGCATCCGCCGCATTCAAGGCCGAGACGCCGAAGCTGAACACGATCCCCTACGCCCGATTCAAGGAGATCGAGGAGGAGCGGGATTCCCATGCGACTCAGGCCCGCGAACTGGCCGCAAAGCTCGCCAAGTACGAGGCCCAGGAAGCGGAGCTCGCCAAGATCAAGGACCCAGACGAGATCAATCCGGCTGACTTCGATGACCCTGTGAAGTTCCTCAAGGCTCGGGACGCGGCGATCCTGGCGAAGGCTGAAGCTCGTTTCGAGGAAAAGAAGATCGAGGAGCAGCGGGCCACTGCGATCCAGGTCGAGAGAGACCACATCACCAGCACCTATTCCAAGAACATCACGGCGGCAATCCAGCGAGATCCCGAGATCGCATCCTCGAAGGAATTCTTCGATTCCGTGGCCCACGACATCCACCCCGAAATCCTCCGTGAATTGGCTCTGGACGAATACGTCGGGGAATTGATGCGCGACATCGACGGGAATCGCGAGCTTCTCCAGCAATTGGCGCAGATCGGAAAGGAAGGCGACCCTCGCGCATTCATCCGCACGATGCACAAGATGTCCGCCAAGATCAACATCGAAGAGCGGTACAAAAAGGGGGAAGAGGATGATTCCCAGTCCTCCGGAGCCCTTGCGAAGGCGATTGCCGAGCGTCCCGACGATGGCATCCCCCGGCAGGTCCGGGCCTCCTCCGGGCCGGTCAGCGGGAAACGGAGCCTGCGGACCATGAGTGATGCCCAGATCGCCAAGCTCTCGCAGTCCGAATACGAGAAGTTGCGGCACACTTTGTAGGCAGTTGCGAATTCCCCGCGATTGTTGTATTCTTTGTCTGTCGTCCGCGAGGACGTTAAATATCGTGCCACTTCGGTGGCTTCTTCCACGGACAAGCTCGGTCGGTGGATGTATCGAGAGCCTGGAGTCCTTCGGGGCTTCCTGCAAACGATCCATCCACCATCCGCCCATTGAGGGCAGAAACCGAGATCCCAAATGTCCGCTTTGATCACCCCGGCAATCGTTGGCAAAGAGACGCTGATGAATTTCCGGAACAACCTCGTGGTCGCAGGCCACGTCGATTTCCAGTACAACGACGAATTCTCCAAGACCGACGGTAGGATCGGCAACTCGTTCTCCCTCCGCAAGCCCGTGGGCTTCACCGGCACGCGCAACAACATGGCGTGGAACGGCGGCAACTCCAGCGTGGTCGAGAACTACGTCAAGTTGGTTGTGGATCGCACCTACACCATCCCGCTGTCCTTCACCGAAGGCGACCTGTCCCTCAAGCTGGGGCGCTTCTCGGAGCGGTACATCAAGCCTGCCACCGCCAACATCGCCTCCAACCTGGACGCCGATCTGGTGGCATCCATCGTGAACAGCGTGCCCGGCGCCTTGTCCAACACCTCCGGACTCGGGACCGGTGGCCTGGACGCCAACGCTTTGGGCGTGGCGAACAGCGCGGGATACGCCATCGGCGCCTATGGCACCGCGATCACCCCCACGCTGATCACCCAGGCCAAGCAGATCCTGCTTGACCAGGCGGTGCCGGACGACGGCGAGATCTACGGATTCCTCTCCACCACCGCGCAGCAGCAGCTCACCATCGCAAACACCACGATTTTCCACCCTCTCACCAACGTCGACGAACTCTTCCGCAAGGGCGAGATCGGCACCTTCTCCGGGATTCGCTTCTACGCCACCCAGAGCATGGCCCAGCACGTCAACGGCGTGCAGCCCACCCTGGTGGTCTCGGCGGGCGGCAACGGCAGCGCATGGGCGGAGACGGCTACCCTGACCGTCACGGCCACGGCTGGCACGATCAACGCTGGCGACGTGTTCCAGGCCCCGGCGCAGTACATCGTCAACTACCAGACCAAGCAGGTCACCGCGACCCCGTTCCAGGTCCAGGTCCTCGCGACCTACGCTCCGGGCGTGACCTCGGTGGTGGTTTCCCCGGCTCCGATCATCTCGGGACCCTACCAGAACGTGTCGGCCTCGCTCAACGGCGTCACGCTCCAGCTCACGGGTGCCCAGCTTCCCGGCATCACAGTGGTCGGGACGGCGGCTCAAGGTCTCTCTGGCGTCGAATCGCTGATCTTCCACAAGTCCGCCGTGGTCGCCGCGTCTCCCGGTCTGTACACGCCGAAGGCCAGTGCCTTCGACTTGTCCCAGATCATCTCGGACGAAGACGTTCCGGACTTCCGGATTCGGTTGCTCCAGGGCTTCGACATCTTGGGTGTCTCGGGTGTGGCTGGTGCGGGTGGTGTCGGATCCTCGGGTCCTGCCCAGGTGACCCGATTCGATGTGATGTACGGGTACAAGACGGCCCAGCCCGCTTGGATCCTTCGTCTGCGGAACTAGGCACTCGGGAGGGCTGGAAACGGCCCTCCCTTCTTTGCGTTGGGGGTGCTTGTGATCGGAACCGAGACAGCGTACGACCTCCTCTACTCAGCCCTTCGGCGCGTTGGCGTCGTGGCGCTTGGAGACACGGTTGACCCGGCGGTCGCCCAGGAAGCACTCCTCGAATTGAATGCCATTCGTGCCGAGTGGTCGCTCAACAACAAGAACTACAACATCTATGACCAGACGTTCACGGCCATCGCGCCAATGATGAGCGTCACGCTCGGGACGGCCATCGCGGGGCCTGGGAACTTCCCATCGCGACCCACGAACGTGGACCAGATCACGGTGATCTCCGGAACGCCGGGACTCGGGATCAACTACCCCGTGCAGATCTTGCCATACGAGGCATACCAGCGCGAAGCGATCCAGAATATCGTCTCGATCCCGGACAAAGCCTACATCAACACCGGCTTCCCGCTCATGACCATCTATTTCCTTCCTGGGCTTGCTCAGGGATGGTCGGTGCGGGTCATGGGATCGGCCTACATGACGGAGTACGAGACGGTTTCCGACCAGTTCATGGACCCTCCGGAGTACTGGTCTCCTCTCGACCTCGTCCTGACCCTTCGCCTCGCCGTCAAGTGGGGTGTGGACCTTCCGCAGGGCGTGGTGATCCAGGCGAACTCGGCATTGAAACACATCCAGGCTGCGAACTTCGTCTCCAACATGGAGCAGATGGAGAACGGGCTCATCTCGGGACATTCTGGCTTCAACTTCTTCGCGGGGATGTAGTGAGCAACGCGGGCGGAATCACCACAACGGTCCCGCTGGGCGACAAGCCCTACGCGACCGCGTACTACTCGCTCGGTTCCGAGATCTGCCAGAATCTGTTCCTGGAGAATTCCCAGAGCGAGAACTCCAAGGCGCAATACTACCTCCTCAAGATCCCTGGACTTCGCCGGTTCGGATCGGTTCCGACGATCAACTACAGTGCGTGTCGGTGCAACTTCACCAGCACCGGAAACCGGACATTCGTCGTCAATGGGAACCGCCTCTCGGAAATCCTCTTCGATGGATCACAGATCCTTCGAGGGCTCCTGAACACCGCCGGAGGCGTTGTCTCCGCAGTCGAGAACGGGAACCTTCTCCTCTTGGTGGACGGTACCAACGGCTACATCCTGCGGTACTCGGACAACAATTTCACGGTGATCTCCGATCCGTACTTTCCGGGCGTCGCCGCAGGGACAGTGCCCCCGACCTGCTGCACCTACCTGGACACCTACTTCA